CAAGCTGTTTGTGTAGACGGTATCCTTTTTAAGGTTGAGCCAGGTAGTACTGGTAATAGGGGCGTTAATAATATAGTAAATTCTGGGGACGTGTATCCAGTTGGACGGGTTTATTCAGGTGATATTGCTGTTATTCACCCAACTAATGCTGGTGCAATGGTGGGACGGGATGGAAACCGTACTGTTAATGGTGATGGTGTAGCTAGAACACTTCCCTTTAACGCCACTATTTATGATAATTTTGGTGGTGGTATTTCAAACGTCAGTGACCATGGTGTGGCTGGTGGTCTTGTAATCCCTCCTAATCAAGGTATTAACTACGTTAAATTTAATGCTTCAATCGTTACTTCTAATGATGCTGAAAATGTAAAGATCTTTATTAAAGCCTTTACAGGTAATGCCCGTTATGGTCTAACTGGTACTATCAGCAATGGTGACTCTTTTGGCAATCTTGTTTGTCATACTGCGTCTGGCATTGTCAAAGTAGATACCTCTAACGAGTTTGGTAATGTATTTGTAGTTGAAGTTACCCACGGTGGTGGATCTGAATTGTCAATCCTACCAAATGCAGCTACTTTCTTTAGCTATGAAGTTATTAACGGATAATAGAAAACCATATGACCTCATTCCTTATCGACGCAGCTAAATACTACGCTGCTGAGCCTCATCAGGATGCTGCCTGGGAGTACCTTTGGGATTCACTTGATGAATATACCCAAGACTGCTTTATGGATGCCTACAGGGACGCCCCAGAGGCCCCTGAGGGCATCATTACTGCCGACATCTTTGAGCAACTAACAGGATACTCTGCTTCCTTGTTTACACAACAGGAGGTAGATGACTGTAACCGTCTCCTCAGGGAGACAGAGTTCGATACAGACATCGTAGCTACTCAGATGCTGATGGCTAACATCCTTCATGAGACTTGTAATCTTAAATATATGAAGGAGATTGCTGATGGTTGGGCCTACGAAGGTAGGACTGACCTAGGTAATACTCAGCCAGGAGATGGCCCACGCTTTAAAGGTGCTGGTGTTCTCCAACTAACAGGCCGCTATAACTACCAGCGTTTCTGTGATGCTTTAGGTGACTCTCGTGTCATGGAGGGTGTTGATTATGTCAGCACCGTCTATCCATTTATGAGTGCTAAGACCTGGATCGCAGATAATAACCTGCTGCATATCGCTCAAACCGAAGGCTTCGATGCTGTCTGCTACCGCATTAACGGGGGCTGGAACGGGTACGATGACCGCTTAGCAAAATATCAGATATGTAAGGATGTCCTCTAAAGCCTTTTGGCTTTTAGCTTTCGTCATAGCTGTACAACTAGCTTTATCTGCTCTCGTGGTTGTTGGTTGTTCTCTCAATAAAAACACCAACTGCACCGATGGCAAAGTGGCTAGAAGTCTTGAATCAATAGTAGCTCAATGTTTTGCATTGTATGCCGCTGAAATAAGTATTAACCCTACAAGAAAACGTTAATTATGATTACTCTTATTCGTCCTATCCTCTTTTCCTTTGCGACAAGCCGTCGTGTTAAGGAATTGATCTGCGATCTTCTGGACAAACTCGTAAAGACTACAGATAACCAGCTTGATGACATTGCTGCTCGCAGTGTTCGTCACGCCTTACTTGGTGATTGATTATGACTGCTCGTGCTTCTGAGGATACATTCGATATCCTCCACAAATTAGTTACAGATGAATTTGTAGCTCGGATTAAATCCGGTGAAGCTACTACAGCTGACCTACGTGCAGCTACAGACTGGCTTGATAAAAATGATATTACCGGTGTTGCTGTGGCTGGTTCTCCTCTTGCTGGTCTTGCTGGATTAATTCCAGAGCTTACTTTTGAAGATGTTAATGGTTAACTATGGCTCATTCTGGAACGTCTAAATCCAGCCGAGCTTATAAAAAGAGTCCATCTGCTGCTGCTAAGAAACGGGCTTATGACCGTGCTTATAGCAAAAAGAAATATGGATCTAAGGCTGGTGATACAGCTAAGAAAAGACAACATAACAAGGACTCCTCTGAACGCTGGGCAGCTCGTAAGAAGGCTGGTATAGCGGGCAAGGGTGGGCCTGACATGAGCCATAAAAAGAACGGCAAGATGGTCAAAGAAAACCAAACCAAGAACCGTGGAAGAAACGGGAAGAATGGTCGCTCAACCCGTAAGTAAACATTAATTCAATGAAATCCTGCACAAAGTGCGGGAGGTCCAAGTCAGTCACAGAGTTTAATAAACATAAAAGCGCTAAAGACGGTAGAAATAGTTGGTGTAAAGCCTGTACTAATAATAACCGACTGCTTCGTACTTATGGCATAAATAATGACCAGTATTTGCAAATGCTGGAAGAGCAAAATTATTCTTGCAAACTTTGTGGCGGCCAACCTCGCCGTGATCGATTTGATATAGACCATTGTCACACCACAGGTAAGGTCCGTGGACTCCTCTGCGAACACTGCAATAGGGGTCTTGGATGCTTCAAAGATAACCCAACACTTCTGATGACAGCCATCAATTACCTAAATGACTCCCAATTCTCTGATGCAAGAACTTCTGACATTTCGGAGCAGCGATGCTCGGAGAATGTTCAGGGAAAACATCAAGGCTCGTGATGGTCACAAATGTGTGTACTGTGGCTCAACTGAAAACCTAACCGTAGACCATGTACGCCCCAAATCCAAAGGCGGCACGGATACTGCCGACAATCTGGTAACGGCTTGTCGTCCCTGCAATCAAGCAAAGGGATCCATGCATGTAGACGTCTTCATGCAAACACAAATAGCTTAAATAATAACAATGATTGAAGCTGCTGTAACACTCGCTATAGCTGCTGCCACTGGATTAGGTGTTGTCTCCTCCAGACTAAATGAACGTATTAATTCTATTGAACTTCGTGTAGCTGAGAAATACATCCCACGCGAAGAAGTATCCCTAATCCTTACCCGCTTCGAGGACCATATGGTTCGTATCGAAGAAAAACTAGATAACCTTATCTCTAAAGATAAATGACTGCTTCTACTTCTAATATTGTCCAACGTCCAGCCACTGTCTGGTCTACTGAGAAAAAGAAAGGTGGATCGGCTGCTGTTACTGGTGCCAGCTTTGCTGCAGCTACCGATGTAAATGCTGTGCTTAATCTTTGCTCTACTGCTTGGAAAGCTGAGCATGTAGTTACATCTTCATCCATCGGTAAAGCAACTTCTGTACTTACCTGATATATGGCCACCACAAAAAAGGGGGCTATGAAAGGGTGTGGTGTCAAGAATGGATGTAAGTCCAAGAAAGGTGGCCTGACAGCTAAAGGCCGTGCCCGAATAAATGCTAAAACCGGTTCCAAATTAAAAGCCCCTGTAACCGGAAAACCTAAGGCTGGATCAAAAGATGCTGGCCGTAAAAAGTCTTTCTGTGCTCGTTCCAGTGGTTGGACAGGAGAGCGCGGTAAAGCAGCACGTAAACGTTGGAAGTGTTAAATCATGCCACAAGGAAAAGGAACTTACGGTACTAAAAAAGGCCGTCCACCAAAGAAGAAGGGTTGTAAGAAATGAGTCTTTATCGCAACATTAATAAGCGTAAGAAGGCTGGTACTTCCCGCTCTAAAA